CCCCTTTTAGTTTTATTTGCTTACTCACACTATACTATGCTAGACATACCTAGTCAATACCTAAAATAAAAAAACGAGAACCTTTTTAGATTCCCGTCTCAGTATACAGTAACTCAAGTATATCCTTAGCAGAACTCTTACAAGACTCATAAGCCATTAACCCTTCTAGCTTTCCTATAATAGCTGCTAACAGCATTTCCTTTTGTGGTTCAGTAGCTTGTACTATTAAGTCTAACAATAGAGTATGTTTCATTTCCATCTCAATGATTTCCTCTCTAGTCATCTTAAACGCCTCCTAATTAGTTTATACTAACATTATAACATCTATTTTAGTATTACTCAAGTAGTTTCTACTATATAGTTTAAACTAATTAGTTAAGATTCATAAGAAAAGAAAAACCAATGACTTATGAGATAGGACTAATTAGTTACCATCTCAAGGGTATTTTTATTTATTGTTTCTTGAGGCAGAACCTAATTAGAAGACCTCTTAAGTTCATTATACAGGTAGTACCCTAGTAGTGTCAAGTTAAATTTTCATTAATTATTTTATATTTATCTATTGAAGTGTAACCAAATAGTGATAAGTAACTTGAACCAATGGAGGTGATACCATGGAGGACTTACACATTGTGGAGTTTTCTGAAGAGGTCACTGAGACGGAAGACGGAATAGTTAAAGACGCAGTACTTATCACAGGTGGAACTCATCGAGGTTTCGAGTTCACTGAGCAGGTGCTAAACGATTTAGCTAAGTCTGTTAACGATTCAGGTGGAGTACCACTCCAGTTAGACCACTCACAGTCTGTACGAGACACTGTAGGATTCCTAGAGAGCGCAACTGTAGAGGGCGATAAGCTCATTGGTAAAGTGCGTATCTTAGATGAGTCTGTGCAGGATAAAGTTAAAAAGAAGTTAGCTAAAAAGTTATCTATAGGGTTCGCTCATATCAAGGGTGTCCCTACAAAAATACGAGAGCTGTCTTTGGTAGCATTCCCTCAAGTAAAGGAAGCTACACTATTTAAGGCAGCTGAGGAGGAAAAAGATATGGCAGAAGAAGTTGTAAACTTTGAGGCTTTAAAAACTCAAATGGAAGCTATGGCTGACCAGATTAAAAATCTAGAGGGTTCAAACGCAGACTTTGCTCGTAAAGAGTTAGAAGCTGAGGTAGCTACATTCTCAGAAAAGAAAGCTATTGTACCCGCTCAGGTAGACCCACTAAAAGAATTAATGGCTACTTTCTCAGCAGAGCAAACTGGATTGTTCCGTAACTTCATGAAGAATGCTGGCTCAATTGATTTATCTGAGCAGGGTGAAGTTGATACATTCACTGAAGAGGACAAGCCAACAACATTAACTGAGGAAGAAAAAGAAGCTGAAAAGTTTGCTGCTGAGTATGAAGCTTATGTGGCTTCTATCGGTGGAAATAAAGGACTATAAGGGAGGGAAAACAAAATGGCACAAAACCAAGTAGAATACCATATTCGTCAAGATAGTGAGTTAACTTTTAAGGTTGCTGCTGGGGAGACACTTTACAACGGTGACCTTGTTGAGATTAAAGGTGATATGACTGTAGGAGCAGCTGCTGCTGATTCTGAGAAGGTTGTCGGTATTGTTACAGCTGGTACATCTGGTAATATTGGTTACCGTAACCCAGCAGGTAACTTAGTAGGACAAGTAGGCTACTCAGGAGACCGCAAAGAGGTTGTAACTGTGCTTCTTAATGGTCACCTTGTTTACGCTCAAGTAGCTGGTTCTCCTACAGTTGGAGCTAAAGTGGCGGCTGGCGCAGCTGGTACTTACAAGGTAGCTGACCCTGCTAAGTTAGAATCTGTATTAGGTTTAGTTGTATCAGTTGCTACTAAGGTAGCTAACCGTTCAATCATCCTATTCCGTGGACGCTAAGTAGTCCTAGTTCGTTGATAACTTAATAGATTACCTGAGACAGGGCGACTATATAGGTGGCATTACCTGTCTCATACTAACTTAAAATCATACCCTTGGAGGTAATACAATATGGCAGATTTATTATTAGGGCAACACCCTTTACTTAAGAAGGCTTTTATTGACCAGCGTATCCGTGACTTAGTAGGTCACCAATTCGTAGCTGACCAGTTATTCATGGGTTCTACTGTAGATGCTTTATCTATCAAGTACTACCAAGATGCTGACGTGGATGCTAATGGTCGTTACTCTTACGAGGAAGTACCTGAGACAGGTGAACGTTCTGGATTCAAACGTATCGGTATCTCTGAAGAAGAGAAGCAAGCATTCATTCGTAAATACGGATTAGAGGCTGCTATCTCGTACGAAATGCAAAAGTGGGGTCAACCTTCAGCGTTCGAACGTGTGTATCGCAAATTAGCTTTATCTGTTAAGAAGATGGTTGACACTATGGCATACAATACAATCCTCAACGAACCTAACAAACTAGGTAAAGTTAAATCAGGTGGATACTGGAATACAGCTGGTACAGGCGCTGACGATATGATTAATGACTTAATCGACGCTAAGACAGCAGGTAAGCCTTATGCTTACGCAGTTGATACTGTAGTAATGTCACCTCGTACAGAAGCGTTATTACTGAAGAATAAATCTATTCGTGATGCTTTCCGTGTTAACAATACCGACCTAGCTTTACTACGTGGTTATATTGGTGACTTCTTAGGATTAAGCTTCATTACTGATGAGAACTTCCCTGATGACAAAGTACTTGTTCTTCAGAAGAAAATCATTGGTGATATCGCTGACGCAGAACCTCTTAAGTCTAAGACTTATAATGAGGAGCAAAACAACAAGACTATTGTACAGGTTACTCGTTATGTACAAGCTTACATTACTGACCCGAAAGCAATCTATGTAATTGACAATATTGAGAACTAAGAAGGAAGGGACTTGTTCCCTTCTCAGTGTATCTATTAGGTTACTTTGCTGGTTATCCCCTTTCCAGCACCTCACTAGTAGGTACACTGAGAAGTGAATGAAGGAGGAGTTACTATGAAAGTAAAAGCATTAGTAGAACATTTTCACGAGTGTGGTACTCAAGCAGGAGAAGTTATTGAGGTTGAACTTACTGAGGAAGGACTAAGCAAGTTAGTTGAACTTGGTTATTGTGAACCTGTAGAGGAAGCTCCTAAGAAGGCGACTCCAAAGAAAGCTCCAGCTAAATCAAAAGCAAAAACAAAGGAGTGATAACTAATGAGTTACAGTACTCCAGCTGATTTACGAGTAGGGAGAAGAGACTTGCCCAGCTCAATAACTGATGAAGACTTACAGGTCTTCTGCGATAGAGCTACTGTGTATATCAATAGTAAACTAGCGAGAGCTTACGATGTTCCGTTCTCACCAGTTCCTCCATTGATTGAGCAGATAGCTACTGACCTAAGTACTTACTTATTTGTAGAAGCTATGTATTCGAGCCAGAAACCAAATCTAGACGAGTTCTATACTCAACTTAAAGAGAGACTGGACAAGATGCTAGACGAAGTACTCAAAGGTGACCTCGACTTGGTTGGTGAGGACGGCTTGGTAGTTAAACCTAAACCAGACTGGAAAGCTGGCTTCTCTACGACTAACGACCAAGAACCATTCTTCACATTAGATTCACCTAACTGGCTACCTGAGTGGGGCGACTGATATGGCTGGCGATGGAATTAGAATGGATATAAGGGTCGAACTCAATGGGTTTGATAGACGTATGCTTATAGCAGCAGGCAAGTTAGAGGACTATGAGAGACCACTACGCAGGTCTGAAACTTGGATGGAGCGTTCTATAGGGATGCGATTTAGGTTAGCTGCTTGGCGTCCTCTAGCGCCTTATACATTAAAGATACACAAGCACAGGGTAGGTGGAAAGCCACTAAACGACACAAGCGCTCTTAAGTTATCCATCACTTCAGGGGTAGCTAATAGGATGTCTAAGAAGAAGCTACAAATTAGGTCAAACCTCAAGAAGGCTTGGCAGCATAACTTTGGTGGCAGGACTAGTTGGGGTACTTATGTACCAGCTCGTCCTTTTATGTACTTTGATGAGAAGGATAAACAAATGGTAAAGCGTATCTTCCAAGACTATATAGACGACTTGGTGAGGGAGGTAAACAATGGCAACCGTTAACTATGGAGGCATTTACAATGAAGTTAAACAGGCTATTATAGACAAGCTCATAGTTAGCTTTAACAGTAGCCCTGATAAGGTAGACATCTATCCAGCTCCTTTTCAGAACATACCTATCTTTCCAGCTGTCACTGTAGAGACTATAGGG